GGTTAAATTTGCTGAGTCCGCAGGATGGTCTTTGCAGCGATTGCAGAAGGAATTGAGAGATGGAACTGTTGGTTTGAATGAAGTTATGGGTTTCACTGCGGATCTAAGCGTTGAGCATAGAGAAGCCGCTTTAGCAATGGCTCAGTCTTCAGCAGAAGCTGGAGCGAGAATGAATACTGCTTTCTTAGAATTTAAAAATAACTTTGGAGGTTTCTTTCAGGGGACTGGTGCTGCAATGCAGGATTTTATTACTTCGATTTTCAGGTTTATAAATAGAAATCAGGACGCATTGAAAAAGTGGATGGCATCAATCCGAGTATTTGCAGGGGAGGTGTCTAGGGTTTTCCAAGGTTTAATGGAATGGTTGAATGAGAATTTTGGAGGGTTTTTTATGGGTCTTGGGAGAATGTTTATAAAAGTGGTAAAGGGAATGCAGACACTGATGTCAAAGCTTTGGCAGAAGTTGGATATGGCGAGATTGAGGTCACAAGTAGAAGAGAAATCAGGAGAAGGTCGATATTATGACTTAAGAGGACAGGCTATCAAAGAAACTCAGACTACTTGGCCTAGAGATCAATACCTGGATGTAAATTCAGATGAGTACAAGAGGGCGAGAGATAAACGTCTGAAAGAATTGATGGCAGAGGAATTAGGTCTATTGATTGGTGATGCACAGTTGACACAGGTTCTTGCTAATTTCGAGGCAAGCACCTTCCAAAGTCCAAGCGCAACGGGAGGAGATGGAGGAGAAGGTGGTCCTAAGAGCTGGAAGGAAGCGATGCAGGGAGTTGGTAAGGATTTAGAAGATACATGGACTGCTGTTCAGAACACAATGACTGGTATCTTTGACAAGATCGGGGACGCTCTTACTAATTTTGTTATGACTGGTAAGCTTGCTTTTAAAGATTTAGCTAGATCTATTGTTCAGAGCATGGCTGAAATTGCTATACAGCAGATGATTCTGAATCCATTTAAGACGTGGTTCTCAGGTTTGAAGATTTTCAATGCAGATGGGAATGTGTATGCAGAGAATGGAATCAAGAAGTTCGCCAGAGGTGGAATTGTAAACAGTCCGACTCTTTTCCCCTTTGCAAATGGTATGGGGTTGATGGGTGAGGCGGGACCTGAAGCAATAATGCCTTTAAAACGAGGAGCTAGCGGAAAGCTAGGAGTTGAGAGTAGTGGTGGGTCAGGTGGAGTTGTTGTTAATGTTGATGCTTCTGGCTCTAATGCTGAAGGAGACGAAGCAAAAAGTGAAGCATTGGGAGAGATTCTAGGAGCTGCTATCCAAGCAGAACTTATTAACCAACAAAGACCTGGAGGATTGTTAGCATAAGTTATGGCTAATTTTAATAACGACGTAAACATCAATCCTGATTACGGCATCAGGAAGGTCAGCTCTCCAAAAGTAAGAGTTGTCAAAATGGGAGACGGTTACGAGCAAAGATTAGCCTTCGGCCTCAATCAGAACTTGAAGGAATACTCTGTTTCATTCAAGAATCTACCTGAGACGGATGCCGATACGATTGAGACTTTTCTTGACGCTCGTGCAGCAGATAACCAATCCTTCACATGGACTCCACCAGGGGAAAGCGCTGCTTCTAAATTTGTTTGTATCCATTGGACTAAAACAATTCCTTTTGCCAATAGGGCTACTATAAAAACGATGTTTAAAGAAGTAGCGGAGCCATAAATGGCAGTAAATGCTTGGCAATCTGGTCAAAATTATAACGTTGGCGATGTAGTCAGATCCAATGTAAGAGTAGACACAGGCTTATTTTTTAAATGTGCGGTTGGTGGTCAGTCTGGATCTAGTCAACCTGCTTGGCCCAGTTCTATTGGTGAGACAGTTACGGATGGATCTGGCAGTCTGACTTGGATAAGTATTAGTGGTGTTTATGAAGATGTCTCTGGATTAGCCCCTGATGCAATCATTGAATTATGGGAGTTAGAGCTTAATCCTAGTCTGCATGGATCAGGATCTGTATACCGTTGGCACAATGGCTGTAACGCTGGGGTGACAGGTAATATTATGTTCGGGGGCACAAATGATGCTGCTTCTACATATGTTCGATTACCAATAGAAGTCACTGGCTTTAAGTATTCAAGTACAGGCTCGTTGCCTAGACCTGTCTTGACAATCAGCAATTTGAATGGATATATAACTTTGCTCTTAGCTGAAGTTAATGATCCTGATGCTGGCGGGACAACAGGGAACGATTTAGGTGGGGCTGAAGTTAGAAGAATAAGAACATTGAAAAAGTTTCTTGACGGAGAATCTACTGCTGATCCTGAAGCAAGATGGCCTACTGAAATCTATTTTGTAGACAGGAAAGCCTCAGAGAATAGGGATATTGTATCTTTTGAATTAGCAAGCAAGATAGATCTACCAGGGATGAGAATACCTCGCAGACATATAATTGCTAACACGTGTCAGTGGGTATATAAAGGCGATGGTTGTGGCTATAACCAGGCAGTTTATTTTGATGAGAATGATGAGTCCGTTGGAACGGCTGCTGCTGACAAATGTGGAAAACGTCTCAGTTCCTGTGCCGCGAGATTCGGAAGTACATTTAAGTTACCGTTTGGTTCGTTCCCCACAGCAGGGAATCTTCAATGAATCTGACAGATAGTATTAAAGATAAAGCTTTATTACATGCGAAGGAGCAATATCCTAAAGAAAGTGTTGGTGTAGTTCAAATTGTGAAAGGGCGCAGTCGTTATTTCCCTTGTACTAATATTGCAGAAAACCCTGAAGACCACTTCATCCTCGATCCAGATGATTATATAAAAGCAGAGGATAGAGGGCAAATAGTCTCAATCATTCATTCACATCCAAAGACAAGTCATATGCCTTCGACAGCCGACAAGGTTGCTTGTGAGAAGACTGGTATCCCTTGGTATATTGTTAATCCTAAGACAGATCTGTGGGGGTATTATGAACCTTCAGGCTTCACATTGCCTTATGTCGGTAGAGAATTTTTTTATGGCATTGTAGATTGTTATTCTTTAGTTAGAGATTTCTATAAGAGAGAATTTAACTTAGAAATGAAAGATTATGAACGTAAGGATAGATGGTGGGAACGTGGTGAAAGTTTATATTTAGATCATTTTGCTGATGAAGGATTCGTAGAGATTCCTATAGAAGAAATAGATTATGGATGTGCGCTTTTAATTCAATTAGAAGCTTATGTTCCGAATCATGCGGCTGTCTATATAGGGGATAATATGATTTTGCATCATGTTCAAGATAGATTAAGTTCACGGGACTTATATGGGAGCTATTATCAGAGGAACACGGCTAAAATTTTAAAGCATGAAAGTCGTTAAGGTTTACGGAGCATTAAAGGAACGTCTTGGTCAAGGTCGATTTGAACTTGATGTAAAGACTCCTGCTGAAGCAGTAAGAGCTTTATGTGCAAATTTTGCTGGTTTAGATAAATGGATTGTTGACAGTAGTCAAGATGGAGTTGGATATAAGGTCAAGATAGGAAAAGAGCTGATTGATGAGGATCAAGTGGAAGAACTTCATTCGCCTTGGAGCGAGAGAGATGTGTTTAGTATCACTCCAGTTGTTACTGGTGCAGGGAGTGGATTTGGTAAAGTCTTGGCAGGGATAGTATTGATTGGAGCGGCTTTCTTAACAGGTGGTGCGACGATTGGAACTTTTGGGCTTACTAAAGCGGTAACTGTCAAGAGTGTACTTATAAAAATGGGGACTTTTGTTGCTCTGACTGGAGTAGCTCAAATGCTCTCACCTATACCAAAGATGCCTGACATGAAAGAGGCTAATACTGTCCAGAATTTTAGTTTTAGTGGAGTTACAAATACAGCTCAAGTGGGAGTACCTGTTCCTATTGCTTATGGTCGTTTGTTTGTTGGTAGTGTAGTAATTGCTGCTGGCTTAGATACTGATCAATTGGAGGTCTCATGACTTACATAAGAGGTGCTGGAAGTGGAGGTAAAGGAGGAGGTGGGCATACTCCTGTAGAGGCTGACGATTCCCTCCAATCTGTTCAGTTTGCAACTGTATTAGATCTCTTAAGTGAGGGCGAGATACAAGGTCTCGACACAGGAGATGAGAGAAGTATTTATTTAAACAAAACTCCTATAAAGAGTGAGGATGCAGACGGGAACCTAACAGATAATTTTGGTTCGTATAAAGTTGTTACTCGACCTGGTTCTTTAAACCAAGCCTTTATTCATGAGCTTTCGTCAAGCGGAACGCCTAGTACTCCTACAATTATTGATGTCAAGGTAGAAAATACGGCTGATCCTTTACAAGAAGATCAAAATGCGTATGAAACGGCAAGAATCGCTGGTGCAAGGGTTGAACAGATCCAGGTTGCTGATGATACAACAGATAGCGTAAGGATCATCATTGCAGCAGAGATTTTGAGAGTTATTGAGGATGACGGAGATATTGTAGGGAACGAGGTTATGTTAGATATAGAGACTCAGCATCGTGAAGGGAGCAATAATGGTACTCCCAGCGGTTATACCTCTATATTTGATCAAAAAGGAGAAAATGCTGAAGCAGATGAGCGTAAATACAACAATGGTTATTGGGATAAGATAAAGGGTAAGACAAGCAGCACTTATCAGAAAGACTATTTATTTACCATCCCTTCAGATGCTTATTTTCCTATAGATATACGAGTATCGAGAGTTAGTCAAGACGAAGGGAGTACTAGGAGATCCAGCACCATTAAATTTTCTAGTTATACAAAAATTATTAATGATAAGTTAGCTTATCCTTATTCAGCTTTAGCTTATTTAAGATTTGATAGTAGGGAATTTTCATCAATACCTACTAGAAAATATAAGATTCGTGGAATAAAAGTTAAGGTTCCTAGTAATGCAAAAGTTGACATATCTGAAACAAAGAGATTAGTACTTTCTACAGGACAACAAGAGACAATCACTGATGGTGTTGGCTATCCAGGTAGGATTTCTGAATATGTAAATATTTGGGACGGTACATTTAGTGCTGTTACTTGGTGTAATGATCCTGCTTGGTGTTTGTATGATTTGTTAATTTCTGAGAGGTATGGGGTAGGAGTCTCTGAAGATACTCTTGATAAATGGGAGTTTTTTAAGATCAGTCAATATTGCAATGAGTTAGTTAATGATGGGAAACCAGGAACAGGCTTGGAACCTAGATTCGCATGTAATTTGTTAATTAATAGTCGTGCTGAAGTTTATACTGTAATACAGCAGATGGCTTCGATCTTCCGTGGAATGAGTTATTACGGAGCCGGGACATTATCGATGTCGCAAGATGCTCCGGCTGATTCTCAATATTTATTAGGCCCAAGTAATGTTGTTGATGGACTCTTTGAATATTCAGGCACTTCTCAGAAAACTCGTCATACGACTGCATTAGTTGCTTATCAAAGTTATGAGAACTTGGGAGAGGTGCAGTTTGAAAGAGTAGAAGATGTTGATGCTATTGTTAAATATGGAGTTATTGAGAAGCAGGTAAAAGCACTAGGTTGTTATTCTCAAGGTCAAGCACATAGGCTTGGACTTTGGATGTTAAAGTCAGAGCAATTGTTGACAGAAACTTGTGCTTTTGGAGTCTCGATAGAAAGTGGAATAGTAATACGACCTGGAATGGTTATTGATATAGCCGATCCAGTAAAAGCTTTTAAAAGAAGGCAAGGGAGGATAAGAGCTGGTTCTACTACTAGCGTTGTTAACATTGATAGCGGCGAAGATACGTCTATTGATTTAACAAAAGCTCCAAAACTATCTATTGTTTTACCAACAGGTGTAATGGAGACGGAAGAGATAGGAAGTATTAGTGTTCAGAACAGAACTATTTCTTTAGCCACTGGTAAAGCTTTTTCAGAAGCACCTACTGAAGGATCTGTTTTCTCTATAAGTACAACTGATATACCTACACTCACGTATAGAGTAATAACTGTTAGTGAAGCTGCTGATGGAGGTTATACTGTAGCCGCCTTAAAATATGAAGAATCTATTTACAATGGCGTAGATGCAGGTGAAGAAATAACGGTTCAGAAGATTTCCAATCTGTCCACTATCCCAGGATTATGTACTTCTATTATTGACAAGGAATTTTTATATTCAGATGGTCAGGGTGTCTTTATTGGTTGCGATATAAGTTGGAGATGTGATCCAAAAGCTGTTGTTGGATATAAGGTAACTTATCGTGTTAATCAGGATAACTGGGCAACTGTCGAAACAGCTTCTCCATCTATAAGTTTGAGACAGGGTGGAAACTTTGGTGCGTTACGGGCGGGGTATTTACAAATTCAACTACAGGCTGTGAATTACTTAGGTCAAAGTGGTCCACTTGCTGTTCATAATGTAACCCTGAGAGGAAAGACACAAGCACCAGCGAGTGTAAAGAATCTAACAATGGTTCCAACAAACGGCCTTGCTCGTTTGCAATGGACTCAATCAACTGATCTTGATGTTGTTGTTGGTGGTCTAGTAAGAATCAGACATTCGTCAGCATTAGCTGGAGTAACTTGGGCTACTGCTGCTGCCATACATGATGATGTAACTGGTACAGCGAAAGAAGCTTATTGTGACTTAAAAGAAGGAACGTATCTTGCTAAGTTTATAGATTCTGGAGGAAGACCAAGTATTACGGCAAGTAAAGTTGAATTTACTAAGCCTGATTTAGATAATCTACATAATGTTACTAACCAAACTGAAGATAGTAGTTTTAATGGAGCAAAAGTAGACGCAGTTGTAGAGAGTGGTGAATTGCTAAACTCTCCTGATGAAGCACCCTTAACTAATAATACATATGACAGTTTATATATGGTTGATCACACTTCTGATTATGTGATCATTACATCAAACCCTCTCACTGGAGGGGGTAATATCGGACATTCTTATGTTGCAAATAATTATATAAATGTAACCGCAAGTGGAAGTAATTCATTCCCTTCTGGAAGTTACAAAGTACACTCTATTGTTAGTGTTTTAGGGTGCGGTGATGCAATACAGTTTGAGTATGCACCTAGTTTTACAAATGGTTTTGTAAACATTAAAACAGCTTATTGGAAGACATCCAGTACTTACTTATTTAATAATAATCCAATAGATTTAGGGGGTATATTTAATGTTCAATTAGATAGTTCATTAAAACTTAGAGGTATATATCCAGCGGCGGCAAGAATTGATAGCTTAGGTGAAGACTATGATTCTTCTAATCCATTAACGACAGGGTTTGATACTGTATTAGAAATTGATGGAACAACACCTAGCACTACTGATGCTCTCTTAAGTATTAGGACAACACAAGCTGCCAGCCCTTATCCTCCTAATTGGACAGTGAAAAATGGTGTAGGAAGTAATGGTACTTATGCCCTTAATGATTTACGAAGAGCTACTACTGATCAGGAGAATTATATTTTCAAATGCGTTGTAGCTGGAGCGTCTGGCAATTCAGAACCTACATGGCCTAATCCAGAAGTATGGAGTGCTAGTAAAGCAATAGCTTTGGGTACAAAAGTAAAAGCAAGTACTAATAATTCAAGTTTTATTTTTGAATGTACTGTTGCGGGTACAACAGGAGCAACTGAACCAACATGGCCTACTTCCGAAAATGGAACTGTTCTGGATCAAAATGTTATTGGAGATGATGTTACTTGGAAAGCGGTTTTTGCCGTAACTGATAATGCAGTGAAATGGGTTCCTATCTATCCAGACGAATGGACAAGTTGGAGGCCATTTAATAATGCTCAGTTCTCAGCTAGAAAATATGAGTTAAAACTTGCGATGACAACAGGTGGAGATAGATTGGCGAGAATTGCTATTGAAGAATTAAGAGCCGCAGAGAATATGGTAATTCGTACTATTAATGGATCAGGTACAACTGTTGGAGGTGCAGATAAGGAGATCATATTCCCTAATAAATTTAAAGGTATTCCCGTTATTGGTATAACTTTTACTGCCAATACGGGTTCTGGGGATTATTATCAGATAAAAAGTACTCAAGGAGGGGCTGAAGGTGATGCTGCTAATGACAGATTCTTTATCTCGATCAGAAATTCAAATGATCAGCGACAAGTACGAACCTTTAATTGGACAGCTACAGGTTATGGGAAGGGCTAACTAAATGGCACAAGTACAAACTGGTAATCTCCCTATAGAAAATGATACAGGGATTAACTTTAGAGCAGATGTTAATGAAAACATCACTGCCTTACAAACCAACAATGCTGGGTCGTCTGTTCCACCTGTAGCGAAAGCAAATCAGTGGTATGTAGATACAAATACAAATCCTCCTACTTTAAAGATTAGAGGAAATGCTGATAACGCAGCGTTAATAACGGTTGGACCTATTGAAGCTAATTTGGGTATGCTCCCCAAATCAGGCGGCACACTGACCGATGTATTGAAGATTCCTAGTGGAAGTGCTGCGGCTCCAAAACTAAGTTTTGACGGGGACGAAGACACAGGTATATATAGACCTTCTAGTGGAACGCTTGCTATAACATCTAATAATGCAGCGGCTTTATTAGTCAGTAGTGCTGTAACAAGAGTGCAGGGAACTGGTAGTAATCCAGGGAAAATAGCGTTAGAGGCAGGAGCTACATCAAATGCAGTTAGTCTTAGCGCACCTGCTTTAACAGGTAATGTTGATCTTATTGCTCCAGCGGATACAGGGAGTAGTGGTCAATATCTGAAATCACAAGGTAATGGGCAGCCGATGTTATGGGCTTCTGTAGCTGGTGTTCCTTCAGGAGCTATTTTCTGTGTTGCTTTTACTGATGTCGGCACTAAGGCTTCAGGGTATCTTGTTTGCGATGGGGAAATATATACTAATGCTCAGCACCCAACTTTATTTACTGCAATAGGTCAGACTTATGGAGGTTCAGGTAGTGGTAGCACTGCAACATTCAGGGTTCCAGATTTGCGAGGTATTTTTGTTAGAGGCTTGAATACTACTAATAGTGGGCATGACACAAATAGAACATTTAATAACACTGTCCAAGGCAGTCAGATGCAGCAGCACACACACACTGCTTCTGCTAACTCAAGTGTTGATGAAAATGGGGGACATAGACACGATCCTACGGATACTGACCCAGCCACTTCTTCAGTAGCTTTTGGTCACAGTATTTGGGTTAATGACAATAATGGCGGTAACTATGGTTCTGGTAGCGGCTGGGGTGGTGGCCCACTAGGGAACAGACAATTCATGAAAAATGCCGAAACAGGTATAAGTGTTAGTACAAGCGTTTCCGTTAACGCTACTGGAGGAACAGATAATGGATCTGAAAACAGGCCGTACAATATGGCTATGATATACATAATCAAGATTTGACGACATGGCTGTATCTCCAGGTGTTTATGACATGACGATCCAGCGGAGATCGGACCACAATATTCCCCTGAATTTCAAAGATGGGGATAATGCAAATATCAACTTGAATGGTTATACCGTTGAAGCTCAAGTTTGGGACCCTGCACGGGAAGCTAAATATGCAGATTTTGCTGTTACTTACACAGATAGAGTGGCTGGAAATATTGATATTGCTTTAACAGATGTACAAACAACAACTTTTCCTTCCACGTTATTAAAATATGATGTCCTATTAACTAACCCTGCGGGGCTGAAAGAGTATTATTTAGAGGGTACTATAACGGTGACTGAAGGATACACCTCATGACAAAAAGGAACACAGTCACCGTTACTGAAGACAATTCATCAGTTGTTACTGTTGCAACTCAAGGTCCGCAGGGGCCAAGTTTTGCATCTTCTGCGACAACTTTGAATGATTCAGGTAAAGTAAACAAAAGTGTCGTTTATTACGACAGTGTAGCTGGCGAATTTAAAGCCGATGCACTTCAGACCACCCTAACCCTCGTAGACGGAGGCAACTTCTAAAATGGCTAACACCCTAAGAATTAAGAGATCAACTGGGTCGTCAGCACCTACCTCTTTAGAAAATGCTGAAGTAGCATTTAGTGAAGGTAATGCCGTACTTTGGTATGGAACGGGTACTGGTGGAGCAGGAGGTTCGGCAACAAGTATCGTTGCTATAGGTGGTAAAGGTAAGTTTTTTGATAAGGAAACTACATATACAGCAAACCATGTTTTAGCAGGGCCAGCTTCAGGAAGTGCTGCTGTTTCTGCATACAGAGCATTAGTTTCTGATGATATTCCTTCCTTAGCACATACGAAGATATCTGATTTTGATACTGGAGTAAGAACAAATAGGCTTGACCAGCTAGCCGTACCAACGGCTTCTGTAAGTTTAAATAGTCAGACAATTACAAACCTTGCTGATCCTGTTAATACACAAGATGCTGCGACTAAAGGTTTTGTTGAAGCTACTTCTCAAGGTCTTGATGTTAAAGATTCTTGTAAAGCTGCAACAACAGGGAATATTACAATTTCCACAGCTCTGAATAATGGAGATACTCTTGACGGTATTTCTCTTGCCACGAATGATCGTGTTCTTGTAAAGAATCAGTCAACTGCTAGTCAGAACGGTATTTATATTGTTGGTTCATCTCCTGCAAGATCTGCTGATTTAGCCAATGGTGCTAATGCTGCTGGATTTTTTACATTCGTTGAGCAAGGAACTGTTAATGCTGAGAATGGTTATGTATGTACTTCTGATTCTGGTTCAGCCGTTGTTGGAACGAATAACTTAACTATTGCTCAGTTCTCTGGTGCTGGACAAATAATTGCAGGAGATGGACTCGACAAGAGTGGTAATACTTTAAGCCTTGATATCAAGAGTGGCTCAGGTTTAACAATCACATCAACCGAGTTAGATACAACAGGTGATTTAGCAACATTAAACGCTTGTCAATCAGGTGGTGCTGCTGCTTTAGCTGCTCTTACTTCTACTGAAATAGCAATTCTTGATGGATGCACAGCAACGACTGCTGAAGTAAATATTCTCGATGGTGGAACATCTGCTACTTCAACAACACTTGCTGCTGCTGATCGCTTAGTTGTAAATGACGCAGGAACAATGGTTCAGGTTGCTTTATCTGATCTTGTTACTTTCCTAGAGAATGGAGCAGT